AATAATCTACACGCATACGTTCATTTAATCCAGTAGGTGTTGTTCCGCCTGTAGTCGCATTATTTGTATAAATAACAAATGCGCCTTCACCTTCTTTTTCTGTGCTGTTAGCGTCACTGTTCGGCCCAACTTCAGCACCTATTCGTACTTGTGGAACTTCATTTGCATTACTGTCAAAGAGTGCAAAGTCTATAAATGTTTTTTGTTGTGATAAGTCACCATTTACATCGTTATCTAATCTTAGTAATGTAGAGCCTGTTGTACTACCTGACGTATTTGTGACGTCTTTAATACTCATCTTACCAGATACATCTATACCAGTAGATGTTGTTTCAAGTTTCTTGACATTATCATAGAATACTTGAACACCTGCATTAGGCACTGCATATAACATATTTTCACTGCCATTAGCGTACAAATGCACTCCTGAGTTGGAATCAATGTAAAGGTCGCCTGTTCCTACATCTCTAATATATGAGTTACTACCATCGTGATAAAGTTGTAAATCGTCACTTGAACCCATCAATAGATATCCATTGTCTGGCAAATCTACATTACCATTTACATCTATACCACCAGAATCAATACGCATACGTTCTGTACTGGCATCAGTATAAAATATGTGTGCATCTGCACGCCCATCAGTATCTGACGTTTGTATTGAATACCAATTAGCCGCAAAGACACTTGCACTTGTTCTACCTTGTATTGTAAAGTTAGCACTGTTGTCCCACTGCAATGTAGCCATCTCACCTGTATCAGCTAATGTAGTATTTGATATATCTATTCTACGTGTGTTAGAACCTTTAACCTTTAGTTCCCTAAATAATGCACCGCCTGTAGAATCTATATTAGCTACTTCGCCACCACTATTTTCGAACTTAATAAAGTCATTAGTAGTTGTACCACCACCATTTCTTAAGAATGTCATAGTAGGGCATAGTGAACTATCTTCGTCATTAATAACGATTGAGCCTGTACCACCACCTGTAAAGGTAGCGTCACCAGATACTGTTAAGTTACCTGTTACATCTATACCATCTGAATCAATCCTGAGCTTTTCTACATTTGATGCGTTTCTAAAGCGCATATTGTTATCAAAAGTTAAGTAAGAAGCCGAACCACTTTGTGTAATATCTAGTGTATTACTACCATCAGAATCAACTAAACGAATAGTTGGTGATGTGCTTTCAATGTGAAGCTCATGTGCAGGACTTGTAGTTCCTATGCCCAAGCGCCCTGTATTAGAAAGACGCATTTGTTCTGTGCCACCGTAAGCAAATCTAGTACCTACGCCAGAAGAATCTATTGTTATCGGGTAACCACTATCAATGTGAAATCCTGTTGTAGCCCTAGTATCGTAATCTAAATTTAAAGATGCAAATTCAGTAGATGCAGTATTGAATGTCCAGTTAATTGCACCTCTTGTTCCTGTAATACCAGACTTTAAATTAATCTCAGCATTATCAGAATCTAAGTCTATATTACCTGTTACATCTAAACCAGCTGGTTTAACACGCGCTACTTCTGTTTCATTTACACCAAATACTAAATCACGGCTGGCTGAGTTAGTGTAAAGATTAGCAGCATCAGCATCTAATGCTATTGCAAATCCATAACCATTACCATCTATTTTTAACTGCCCATTACCTGAGCTATCCATAGATATGTCACTGTTATTATCAAATATATTGACAATACCGTCTACACTTATACCAGTAGATGTTGTTTGAAGTTTCCTAACGTTATCATAAAATACTTGAACACCCGCATTAGGTTGTGCATATAGCATATTTTCAGTGCCGTTAGCATATAAATGTATTGCTGAGTTCGTGTCTAAGAAAAGCGCACCTGTTCCAACATCTCTTATCCAACTGTGTGAACCGTCGTGATAGAGTTGTAAATCTGAGCTAGTTCCATACTTAGCTTTAACACTGTCGTTAAACAGTATGTCACCTGTCATTGTACCACCAGCTTTAGGTAGCTTCTCACTAAGGTTAGTAGCTGTAGTAGTAGCAAAGTTAGGGTCATCCCCTAAAGCCTGTGCTAATTCATTAAGCGTATCTAACGTACCAGGAGCAGAGTCTACTATACCAGCTACAGCTGTATCAGCATAACTAGTGTAGTAAGAACCATGTTGCCCGTCTAATGTATCAGCATCTATATTCAATGCGTCTATATCAGCTTTAGTTTGGTCAGCAGTAGCGCCTGCTTCTATACCATTTAGCTTAGCGCCATCAACAGCCATATCTCTAGTGTTAACTGTACCCGTAATACTTATATTACCTGTACCTGTTATATCCTGATTATTAAGGTCTAGGTCTCCTCCAAGCTGGGGAGTAAGGTCGTCTACTATATCAGATACACCACCGCCACCGCCTGTAGCAGTAGAAGCTATAGTACCATCTGACGCTATAGTTATATTAGTACCTGCAGTTAGAGCTGCTACTACGTTAGCTGTGTCAGTAACATCAGCATTAGTTTCTATTGAATCAAGCTTACTGTGGTCTGAATCAGTAAATACGTTTGAGTTAATTGCTGCTTCTACTGCGTCCCTAATTTCTGCATCTGTTTGGTCTGCAGTAGCATTAGTTTCTATAGTATTTAGCTTTGTCTTATCTCCATCTACGAATGCACCCTCAGAAGGTTTTACTTGTAGAGTAGATACAGTAACAGCTTTAATACCTGCAAGGTCTGTTACTTCAGAATCCATTACAGCACCAGCTGCAGTTACATTAGCTGTATCTGTTATATCAGCACCAGCCTCTATACCATTTAGCTTACTCTCGTCTGCATCTGTGAATGCATTAGTGTTAGCAATACTTTCATACGCTGTTTTTATTTCAGCAGGAGTTTGGTCATCCTTAGCATTAGGTTCAATAGTATCTAGCTTAGTCTGTTGAGTACCATTCTTATCCAGCACTTCATGTATAAGCATTATAAGCTGCTTGTTAGCTATGTTTAAGTTATCTCTTGTTATGTTAGAACCTGCCGTGTAATCTGATAGCAACAAATTACTAGGTATAGTTCTAGCTATTTTAATTATATCTCCGTTAGTTAGTCCGCTTATTACAACTTCACTGTCACTAGTCCAGGTAAAGTTAGTATAGTAAAGAGGGTCGCCTGAACCATCTACCTGATTGTTTATTTGAATAGTTACATACGCTCTATTAAGTATACCTAATGAGAAAGGGATAGCGAATGACGCTTGTCCTGAGTATGTGTATTCCACTGTAGTTAGGGCCAATCTAGCCTCCTTTAGTTAAAGTTGAGGAGGGCCTTATGGCCCCCCAGTATTTTATTAGTCAAACATGTCTTTTAAGTATGATAAACTTGTACCATCAGTATCATCCCATAACTCTTTAAAGTTAAAAGACTGAGGGTTTTCATAAAATTTATCAATATCTTTCATAGCCTCAAGTATACTTGTTTCTGTTTTCTTATCTACATTACGAGTACCAGCGTTATTTATAGCTCTAGTCCAGCCGACAACACCTGTATAAGGTAAAGCATTAAAAGCACTCTTATCTCTATTATCAGCCGTTCCTTTTATATATGATGCCGTAGCAGGTAAAACTCTCATAAGGTCTTCTCCCCACTTAATAGCTACAGGAGTAAGTCCTGCTTGGTCTGTATATTTATTAGCAAACCTAAGTTCATCTATACCTGATATAGTTCCTATTACGTTAGTAGTCATAGGAAGCCAACCTAATACATTAGAATACGAAACCGCTCTAATAGCATGTTCTGCAGTACTTCTGGGTTCTCTCTGATTAAGCTTATCTTTAAGTACAGACACTGCACCAGCTGCTCCTAAACCGTATAATACTGCAGTAATAGATTCAACATCTTTCATATACAGCTGTCTTAAAAATTGTTTATTAAATGCAAGCATAGGGAAAGTTACAAGCTGTGTTGCAAGACTTCCTACTCTAGTAAACATCCAAGGGTCTTGTTCTCCTGCCATAGCTTTTTGTATAGCTTGGTTTACATTTAAATGTATACTAGCCCCGAACTCTTTTGCTAATTCATCAGACCATTTTTGAGAATTTAGTTTATTAGTAAAGCTAAATCCTAACGCAGTCTTCCGCATTTGTACTGTACCATCTGATATAAGGTCAGCGTACTGTTGTAACCTATTAGAGTCTGCATTATATCCATCAAGCATTCTTCTTTGCTTTTGTTTAGACATTACAACTTTACCATTTTTATCCATTGACTTATATATGGTTCTAAATAGTTTATCAGCAGCACCCATCATAGAAATACGTTGTTGAGTTTTTCTAACAACGTTATAAGCTGATACATACGCTTGCAAGTACTGCATGTTTCCCCCGTACTCTACAAGCTTGTCCATAAAGTGTCCACGCTCTTTAGTACTAAAGTCGTCTAGATTTCTGTGCATTGCTAGAGTTCTATGCTCTAAACTCATATCTCCTGACAAAAACGCAACGTCTTCTAAAAAAGCCCTCATTTCTTTTTTAGACTTGCCACTAAACATAGGTTTAATTCCACGCTCAATGAAAGAAGCTACGCCATAAGTACTTATCAGGTTTCCAAATTCAATAACCTGAGTAGGCCCCATCTGGTCAAGGTACGCAAAGTTAGCGCCTCTTTTCATGGTAGATACTAAAGCACCTTGAGTTTGTAAACTACCAGCAGATAAAAGTTTACCGTATCCTTGAACAGGACCACCTGTAAAATGAGAGAATACAGAAGTAAGCTCTTCTCTACTTACCTGTTTATTTAAAGGTATCCCTAAAGAATCTTGTTCATCTAAAGCAGCTTTAATAATTTTTTCTATATCATCTGAACTTCTTATACCAATCATAGCTAAAGCAGAAGAACCTGATACTTTACGCGCATATCTTTGAGTTACTTCTTGAAGATTAGTATTAATTAAATCTACCATTTGTACTTTTTCTCCAGTAGGCAACATAATTTCTGCAGATAAATCTAGCTCATTTCTTTGTTTTGTAAAGTCTTTTGTACCTTTTTCTGTAATACTTGCCTCAAGTTTTTTCATAAAAGATTTTATTTCTTTTTCAGAAAGGCCAGACTCTGTTAAAGTTTGTTGTAACATTTTTCTACCGTCACCTACTAATAAACTTCCTGCACCCATATCAATATCTAAATTAGAACTTTTATCTAAACTTCTTTTAACAATACTTTCCGCTAAAGAATCTGCTACTTCTCTTGTAAAAGCAGGATTTATATTTATATAATTGTCAGACAAGGCTTTAACAAAGGCAGACCTAGTAGCTGCCTTTAACTCTTTAGGTGCTCTTCTAATAATGTCTCCTATTCTACCTGTAAAGACTTTAGGAATGTATCCTTTTTTAGTCATACTTCCAGACCCACGGACACTTTTATTTGGGTTCATGCCTTTAGCTTGTGCACTATCTGCTGCTTCTTGCATAGACTTTGATACAGCATCAGCAATTTTTAATACATTTACATCGTCAGTAAAAGTTCCACCACGGCTTCTAGCATCCATTTCTAAAAATACTAATCTATTTACTTCTCTCTTAGTGTTTTTATCTACTATAGGTAAACCTCTTTTTGTTTCAGGTTCTTGTCCTTTTACTTTTTTGTAAGCTAAATAAAAAGTATCTATGTCTCTTATATGTTCTAATATTTTCATTGTAATAAGATTATCAAAGGCTGAAGATGTACTTGAACCATACCTAACCCAAAAGTTACCTTCTACAACTCTTGCAGATATCCAATTAAGTACTGACGCATCTGATTTAAACATTTTAAATCCTAAACCTACACCAAAAGCTTTCATTACTCCTGGAATAGAAGCTATATAAAAAGCTGCAGATTTTGTTGCTTCCACTCTCTTTTTAAAAAAGTCTATACTCTCTAAATCCTTAGTAATATTATCTATAACATTATTTGAAGTTTTATCTAAAGTTTTACCTTCAGAACTTGTTCTTTTAGTACGCTTAGGTTCACCCTTCTTTCTCTTAGGTGTTTCAAAAATTTCTCCTTTTATAGTATCTTTTCCCGTAGGCAAGGGTTGAAAGGTTTCATTCACTTTAGGTGGAACTACTGCTGTTTCAGGAGTAACAATACCATCTGGTCCTTCGCCTTCCTTGGCAACACGCTCTATTAAATCATCACCTAACTTTGTTAATTTATTAGCGTACATTTGTCCTATAGCACCAGTACCTGCACCCATAACGCCACCTGTTATAGCACCTAAAGCTGTAAACAGCATAGCATCTGATGCACCAGCACCTTCTTTACTAGTAGCTATAACACCACCTATTAAAGCACCTGACGCAGTACCTGATGCAAGACCTGTCTTAAGGTTTTGTTTAAAAACTGCATTCCCTGTAGTCGTTAACAGCTTACCTCCTCCAAATAAAGGCATAAGAAGTAAGTCTACATCTAATAAAGAACCTGCCATTTGTGTAGCAGTAAATCCAAACTGGTTGTTTATTATATCTTGTTTTTCCATATCATCTAGAACACGTTGTCTAGCTCGCATAATACCTGCTCTATTCCCGTAAGATAAAATGTCACGGTGATATTTTGTTGGGATACCTTCAGTAGCCTCGTCGTATACCTCTTCTAAATCTAAATTAGGGTCCATAAATTTATTAAAACCAAAAGTAGTTTCAATATTAACTATTCCTTTTATAACCGTATTTGCAAAGTCTATACCTTCTTTAGAAACACCCATACCCTCTTTAGTAGGGTCGTAGGTAAGTTTTCTTTTTTCAAATTCTGGGCCTGATTCATCTCTTACTTTTCTTGCTAAGTAGCTTCCTGCGTACCAAGTATTTAAACCAAGGTTACCTAAGAAACCTATCTGCTCGTTAACACGTTCTTCAAACTTTTCAGCAGCAGGACTACTCATTACTGTGTAGTCTAGTTTATCTTGGTTATCTTGTGCAGTAGATTTATTTATTTTTAATTCTTCAGGCATAAACCCTCCTTAAGTAAATAGAGAAGGATTTCTCCTCCTCTATAATTTATTTATTTTTTGTAACCCTGTCAACTGGTAAAGTAACATTATTGTCAAGAAGGCCCAGAGTCATCCCAGAAATTATTCCAGTAGGACCAAGACTAAACATTTTTTCTTGGGTGTCTTGAATTACCGTTCTACGTTTAGCGGCACGAATAATCTCTTCCCTAAAGTTGTCTATGTACCATTCACCTACCGTAGGTATATCTACTAAAGCTAAATCTATATTTCCATCAGAAGCTAGATAAGCTGCTTCGTCTTGTGAATTTTGGTAAGCAGGTTTTATTCTTATAGCAGCGGAGTTGGTTTTAGAATCATACGTTACACTTATTCCACGCGCACCCCCTCTTCTGACAGCATCACCTACTGCTGTAGGTATACCTCCTTGAGCATCGGTATATGAAAGAGCACCTAGAATAGTGTCCCCTTTTTTTATAGGGGTAGTTAAAGCTGTTTTCTGTGCATCAGTTCCCTCAGCTATTAAATATTTTCTAATAGCTTTAGAAACATCTTTACTATCCAGCATGTCTGCATAGCCTCCGTCAAACATATTATGCATAAAACTTTTATTTGAGTCTTCATGAATTAACACACTATGGTGAGGACCATCTTTAATTTCAACTACATTATCCTTAAAAAAGTTTTTAACCATTTTTTTAACAACATCTTTACTAATATTCATTTTATTGTTTTTATTAGTAAGAAGAGTTTTTGCAGCTTCCATGTGAAGACTAGCTGTAATAAACTCAGCTTGTGGCCCTGATATATTATAATCAGGTAAGCCTAATTCTTCAGTAATATAAGTGTCAAGTTCTGTAATCATTTCTTTATACTGAACTTCATTTACTGTCGTACCTAGACTTGCAGCATACTTTATAGAATCTTCAATACTATACTTATCAGATACTTTATCTTTTATTAGTTCTAAAAGTACTCTATCTACAGGGCCACCCATTTGTTTAGCAAGATAATGTGAATCTTTTTCTACTGAATAAAACATTTGAAACTCTCCTGCTATTGTAGCAACTGATTCAGGGTTTATACCATCCTTATCTGCATTAAGTAGTATTTCTTTTACACCTAGCTTTTTATAGCCCTCAGGTACATAACCTGTTTCAAGAATAGCGCCTGCTATATCCTTAGGTGTTGCAGTTTCTGGTCCTGGTGCTATCGGAGTAGGCCGAGTTGCTTCTTCTGCTTTTCTCTTTTTAGTTTGATTTTGTGTGGATTCATTAAAAAGTTTTTGTAAAATAGTGGGGTTTAAGTACTTACCCGCGTTATCTTTTGGATAATCACCAAATCTTTTCTTATAAGATTTTGATGCTGTTAAGATTGCTCTTTCTTGTTTACGACGTACCTGAGCAGCGCTAATACTATTTTGTAAGTTTATCCTAGGTATAGCACTATTAATGACAGCAGGGTCTAATCCTGAGTTTCTAATTAAAGTGTCTATTTCTTCTTGAGACTTAATTTCCAAGGCATCAATTTCTTCTTCCGTTGGTACTCGCCTTTCCCCTGGTGGTCCACCTTCAAAAAGCTTAGTCATGTCGGCACTATACTTTTTTTGATTAATAGCTAATTCATTTTCTAAATCAGATAATTTTTCTCGCTGATTATCTAAATAAACTTTACGTTTACGATTGTCTTTTATATCAGCACCTATAGTAAACATTCCTTTAGTCACAACAAGATTTGGATTAGTAGTTCTGGCTTTTATTAACGCTTCTTCCATAGATTCAATAGACATTTGTCCTGTCTCTACCCTAAATGAAATGTCTTTTATATCGTTACTATACTCTTCTAGTGCTGTGTTGTTAAGAGCTGTTTTCTTTTCTACAATCTCATTACCTACTCTTTCTGTTTGTTCATTAGTCTGTGTAACAGCTTTATTTAATTTCCTATCGTAAAACTTTGAAACGTACTCTTGTATCTCTCCATCTTGCCCGCCTTTCTCAGACCAAGTATTAACTTCTTCCGCTGAAAACTTTGTTGCTGCTATAAGTATAGATGTATTATTTACTTTAGGATTATCAATTTTGTATTTTGTTTTATTAGTAAGTATTTTTACAAAAGTGTCTGTATACTGAACTTTATTTTCTTTATTTATAATATTAGATGTAGCTTGTGAATGTCTTGCCACATCGTAATTATCGTCTACAATCTGAGCGTTTGTTAATTCTGCAATTTCAAGAGCTTCTTTCTCAGAGTTTTTTTGACTTATTTTTGTATTAACATAAGAAGGAAGAAGGTCTTCTTTACGTATACTATGCTCTTTAAAAACACCATAAATAGCATCTGCATATGCTGTGTCGTCCATTTCAGAATTATAAGCGAAGAATTCTGTATTAATAGCCTCAAGCATGTCCGTTGTTTCTTTGTCAAACTTACTAATTTTTCTTTTAACAGCTTCAGAGTATACATTACTAAGAGTATTTTTTTGGTTTACGTCTAAGTTTTTCCAATGCATACTGTTACTAATAGCATTATAAGCATCAAGATTATCATTTTCTGATAGTGTTTCTAAAAGGCCATTAGTTAAAGCTGCATTTCTTTGTTGGGGATTTAATCCTTTTAATGTAGAAGCTATATCTAACATAGTTTGCAGATTATCGTCTTTACTATTAGTTTTATCTATACTTCTAATAGTGTCTCCTACTACTTTAATGGTCTCACCTGTATTAAAGTTATCGTGAGCTATCATTTGCATTTCAGTAATTTGTGGAAGTACAGGTAATAATTTTTCTTTAAACATATTAGCTGTTATTGGGTCTAAACCTTTAAGTTGTTCTCCAAAAAGTGTTGCAGATGTTTCTTTAAATTCTTCAGGAGACTGTGAATAATAGTCTGTATCTATTTTATTTTTAAACTCATTTATAAAAGATGTAAATTTATTATTAACATCTAATACCATATAGCCTTTATTTCTATGCAAGTTTTTACCTGAAGTCTCTTGTAACTGTTCTACAGTTTTACCTTGTAGGTAGTCCATAGCACCACTTATAAACTGCTCTTCTTGTTTATGGCTAACAATATTTTGAGCACCTTGAGTTAAATAACCTTGCACTTGCCCTAAAGCTTGAGCTGTAAAATTATTTAATAATGGGCCTGTGCCTGTGCCTGACTGAAAAGCAGGAGCTTGTTGTGCTTCCTGTTCTCTTTGTAAAGAATTTTGTATATTAGATTCTATAACTTGTCTTCTAGGAGTAGACATATCTATTTCCTTCCTTCAAAAAACTTATTAAGTGCTGGGTTGGCAAACTGAGTATTTGTTCCATACGCATCTACAGCAGCTGTTCCCATACTTAGTAGTAAACTACCTACACTAGGTCCTGGAATAACTGTTCTATCTTCACCCAGTATTTCTCCTACGTTAATGTTTCTGCGTTGTTGGCCTAACTTTCTAAACGTAGTAGAAGTGTTTCTCATTCTAGCTGCTTGAGCAAACATAGCGTTTCTTTCTAAGCCTCTCATAGCAGCTTCAACAGAGCCTCCTGAGACCCCTGCGGCTGCAGAAGAAACTTCTCCTGCTGCCTTTGCTTGCATACTCTGAAGCTGTAGTTGTTTATCTATATCCCTGTTAATATTACGCGCGTCTATTTCTTGTAACTCTAATGCGTTTCTTTTCAAATTAGAGTTTAATTTTAATATAGCGTTTCTATGCCGCTGGCTTTCACGTTGGAGTTTAGTTTGTTCCTTAGCTAGGAAGTATCCTGCTAAAGCTGAACCAGCCCCTATACCTGCCTGTAATAATGCTGCAGACATTATATCCTCCTTCTGCCTCCACGAACTTGGCCTACCCATTCTATTTCATTTATGTTAATAGGTACACCACCATTAGCGGTAATTGTTAATTCAGAAATATCTGATTGTTCTCTAAAAGGAACATCAAAACTTCCACTCTTTATTCCGTCCCCCTCAGGGTCGTCTGGGTCAAACGCTAATCCTACTCCATCGTTAGACAAAGTACGTACAGATGTTATCTGTGCAGATGCGCTTCTATACTTACTACCTACGGTAGCAGTCATAGGACCACTGTTGTTAAAATGAACTATAAACTTAGATATAACTAACCTTATAAATCTTATTACTATGTTATTACTATCACGTATAAACGGCATAGTAGGTTTAAATGTAGAGGTTATATCATAACCTGCGTATAGTGTAGAGTTCTTAGGTACAGTAGCAATAGGAAACTTATATTCATACCACATAGCAGTACCATCTGGATAAATATTAGATGGACTAGCAGTAGGTGTTAAATGTTCTGCAGGTTGCCCTGGACTATCACACCCAGCACCTTGTATAATAACTAGGTTGTTATCTAGGAATTGATACACAGAATAAACGTAACCATCTGGGTCTGTATAGTTAGGCATATTAGTTCTGCCCATACTAACACCGTAATCAGGTGTACCATCTCCATTATATATTTCATATGAATCTAGAGCTAACGGATAATCTAATCCAATTGCATTAGGACTATCTAAATCTAATACAACTTGACATACTTCTCCGTAACCTCCACTAGTTACCCCACCTTTAAAGTGTAATACATATAACTTATTCTTATCAAAGTTATAATTAATTATTTCTCCAGGGAACTCCCATTTAAACCATGCGGATTGTAGTTTCTTTTCGCCATCCCATAACTGTTTGTAGCCATACAATGTCCACTTATTTAAGTTAGACTTTATAAGTAATGTATCAGCAGTATCAGAGTACTTCATCTGTTCTATAGTACCCTCTATAAGTTTAGGTACACTAGATGTAATTGATATAGCTTGATTAGCCTCTATGTTACCAGATGTATAGAACTCTTTTACTCCTCCGTATTCTCCTATAGAGAATGGAAACAGAACTGTTCTACCTGTAGCTACAGGTCTAACGCCATCTTGTATATCGTAAGCAGTTGTCTGTACTAATGAAGCGTTAGATGAAGTTAATGCACTGCCGCCTTGAACAAGGAACTGTACTTTATCCCCAAACAATATTAAGTCCCTATCAAAAGGTACTATATACAAAAGACTGAACTCATCAGCAGTTGTTGATATTATTTCTATCGGGTCAGTTGCTATCTCAGCCACAGCAGAGTTCTTAAAGAAGTCTGTTGGTTCATTAGTAACAGAGAAGTTAGTAACAGGTCCTGCTACAGTAACAAGTCTAGATTGAAAGCCACTTATATCTTTTATTTTTTTACCTACGAATGCTGGTGCAGGATTAGTCTCTGAATCTCCTACACGTCGCCGTGTCCAAGGAGCTACATCTATATTCATAATAGTTCCAGCAGCATTAGGAGTCATTTTCATTGGCATAGTTCCAGCATCTAAAGCTGCTGCTTCGGATACGTTATACCACTCTCTCCATATACCCTCATCTCCAAATCCAGAGCCTACTGTATTAGTGTAGTTAGATTCAAAACGCATCCAGAAATCATCTGCTGTTCCGTCTAATCCATGTACTTTAACTAGTGTACCGTGTGGTGCTGTGTTAGCAAGCTTGTCTGTGTTCTTAGCTACGTTACTTGATTCTACTAATGTAGCACCACCTTCACCATCTGATACTGTAATAGTTATCCCAGGAAGACCTGTAATAGATACAACAGAACCACTTACTGCTATAGTAGCACCTACAGGAGCAGATGCTGCTAAAGAAATTCTTAGTTGGTTTGCAATATAATCAGAAGTTGTTTCGGCTGCATGGCCTGAACCTGTTCCGTTAGGTGTTGTATAAGAACCACTGAAGTTTACGTTATTATCAGCTGATACATTTACTGTATAGGTATGTGAGAACTGTCCTCCTAAAGAAGTTACTAATCCTACATCTCTAACTACCTCAGCTTCTTGAGCTGCAATAGTAGCAGCACTGTTATCCATAGCGACTACTTTGTTTCTGTTTAATACATACGCAACTGTTTCTTCACCATTGTCATAAACATATACAGCTAAGTCTTCTTGTATATCATTTATATAATCCTCAGCAGCTTGTGTTAAGTTTGTTGTAAGTACAGTTCCTTCTTGATTTAGTATCTCTATACCAAATTTACTTATACCTATTTGATAAGTGTTACCATCCATTGTAAATGTATAGAATTTACCACCAGTTCTAAATCCTGTATACACAGTAGCAGGGCCTGTTGCACCAGGCTTATATATTATAACCTGTTCAGTACCTTCTTCTATAACACCTAGTAATTTAGAACCTGGTCTAGTTTTTATTCCTTCTACAACGTCTGACATTAAGTTAACTTGTTCTGTTACTTTACCATCGCGTCTTATGTGAGGAGGTTGCTGGCTAATACCTTGCAACATACTTCCTAATGTATTTGTATCAGCCATGACTTCTCCTAGCTAGTTTGAAATATTGTTTTAACTCCACCTGAACCAGCACTACTACCAATGTGTTGATAGTTAGAGGGTCTAGGTATAAAGAATGTTCTTCCAGAGCCTGAGGCAAAGAAGTTCATATCCATACGTGCTATGTTTACAGAGTTAAGTTCTAGCTCTGACAACTGTGCAGCCTGAGCATATACTTGTAACTTCTGCACACCACCATCTTCGTCTGCATAGAACTTAAATCTACAAGCTGCCCTAATAAACTTAAGGGCTTCCCTGGGCATAAGCTCTAGTTCTATTTCTCTGTGAACGTAGCACTCTACATCTTTACCTATAATGTCTGTTCTCTTATCTACATTGTATAAGAAGTTACCAGCAACAGCTAGATTAGACCCATCTGTGGGGTCAACTGCTACAGCATTAGTAGGTACTGGAACTCTACCATCGTTATCTTGTGATAGAGTTTCTATTGAATTGTTAAACCATAGCGGTTTACTTGAGAAATCTTCTATGACTTCTTCTAGTACAGCATTAGCTGTGATATAATCAGGATGCGAAGTATCTGCACCAGCTAAGGGAGCAGACCCTAGTGTGCGTAGCATACTGTTTATTAAACTTAATTTAATGTTGGCCGTTGTAGGCATAGTAGTCCCTTTCTTTTTTGTTATAAAGATTCCCGAACCCACGGAGAGCAAAAGCCCAGGAATCTATAAAACAAAAAAAGGCCCTCCCGAATAAACAGGAGAGCCTCGTTAATTATTTAGTCGAATGAACGGACTACGCGAGCGCAATCTGGTCTGTCATAGTTAACACCGAATGCTAAGTATGAATCGATGAACCACTGAAGTTCTTTATCGTCGTAGTATACCTTAGAAGTTAATGGTATAGTCTCTGCAGCGAATAGAGCCTTAGGGTGCATAATGATAGCTTTACTTCTAGCTTCTGCAGCACTTACGTTATAGAAGTTAGAGTTCTTAGCGTCAGACATTACATGGCTAGTAATAGCAGCAGTTGGTATTCTGGTAGTAGAAACAATCGGAACACCTTTAAGCGTTCTGAATGTACCATTTGCAAAGTCACCATTGTCTGAAGAGAAATCACGGTTAAGTAATTTGTCATTATTAAGTAGTACGTCTTGATATGTTGGACGCACGAACACAACGCATTCTTCAATGTCAATGTCTTCTTCTTCCATAGCTGTTATCTGTGCAGCAATAGCTTCATAGAATTTAGTTGGGTCTAGGTCATCATTAGATGCGGCCATTGTAGTTGTTGAACCTGCACCAAATGCACCGTTGTAGTTAGTACCATCTGCATCTGTTGGAGCAGCTGCTGCTGCACCTTTGATAGCTGCGATAATATGAGCCTGGTCAAATAGTTTACCAAGTTCTTTACCGTGGTCCATACCTAACTGTTGGCGTGCGTTAAAGTCTGTTTGGAACTCATTCAATAAGTCACGGTTATCGCGAGCTAATGAAATCGTATCGACTGTTACGGCTGTACGTCCGAATGAAGTTGGAGCAGCATCGGGTCTTACACCAGCTACTACCTTCTTAAGAACGGTACGTCCGACACGACGCTTAATCTTTGTGTCTGTACCTTGTAGGTTATCTATGTTTACGAAGCCACGCATGATGGACGACTTAGCGAATTGTGAATCCACTGCGCCAGCATACTCTTCAATCATTTCTGATGTAGCCTGAGCACTCAAGTGAGTTGAGTCTGAAGGGATAGGCATATTAATTCCTTATATTTAATGTTGTGGGATTATTCCCAGTTTATAGGTTAGATACCTAGCTTACGGCCTTTTGCTCTTGCCGCTTTTATAGCTGCTGTATCTTGACCTTTACGGTTTGCCATAGCCATACGCTTATAATATTCGCGTGCAGTTATAGCTTCGGACTGGGTAGTTGTATCAACATCAGGGTCAACTCGGTTTGTGTCCGTAATTTGTGTGTTGCCAGAATCGGCATTGTATTTATTTAATAGTTCTGTAGCTGCGAACCTAGCTTTAGCACCTCCTGCAGATAAGAGTTCATTGTACTCTGCTTTCTCTGCATCAGGCAAGTCAGAATTGTCTGACCAGTTCTGTATAGCTTCCCAGTTTTCTGAGCCACCTACGGCTTCATTAACTGTCTTAGCTATCTCTACGTTTTTAGCAGCTATCTCTGTAGCATAGGAGGCTGCACCTGACATAATGATTGTAGCATTTGATTCACCTACTAAATTAGTAAGCTCTGCTTTGTCTATCTTAGACATATCATTATCCCGTACAGCGTCAAACAATAATGCCTTCGCCTGTTCGGGTGTTCCTCCAGCGTTCTGTATTAATCTCAGAACACTATTTCCTACTTCGCTATTTGTATCTCCCCAAGCTTGTGTATCAAGAGGAGCCTCACCATCGTCAGGCTTTCCTTCCTCTTTATCATCTTCTACCAAGGCTGCGTCTGCTTCAGGGTCTACGGGTTTATCCTTGGCCTCTGTATTTGACACAGCTTGTATTGGGGTTTCTTCAACTGGGGTTTCTTTAGCAGCTGCTTGTTCAGCTACCTCAGCAGCTTTACGCTCTTCAGTTGAAACATTTGAATGTGGGTTACTTTCATCAGTCATATACTCTCCTATTGTTGACCGTCCGTATTATCTATTTCTGATTTACCAGCATGTTGTGCTACGCTAGCAGCAGTATCTATCTCAGCTTGTCTACCAGCCATCTCCATCTCCTGTTGCTGCATAGCTTGTAGCTCTTCAGGAGTATTCAAGAAGTCTGCTAATGCAACTCCCCTGTTTACAAAGATAAACTGTCCGAATCTAGTTGGATTAAATATAGACCTAATCTCCTGCGGCACAGCTTCTAACATCTGCAAGTCACTGATAGCTAACCTAAGGTTATCAATCTGACCTTCCCTAGATAAACTCTCCATACCTGTAGTAAC